ACCACAGTTGAAAGATTGCAAAACTCAAATGGCTTTAGAATAATCTCCGAGCAGGGATTTGTTCCGTACTCACAGTTCTCATCGCGGCCCCACTTAGAAGCCTGATCTTGAAGAGCCTTACGATTAATCATTCCACGTTCACCACTGTGACTGTTGTAAAGAGAAGTCCATTCCTCTAGGAACTGGCCCATTGGCGGACGACCACGGTATACAGCAGAATTGTTTGCGTATGAACGGAATCCTGCCTGCTCCCACCATGCACCGCTCTTGCAGTGAGCCATTTCACGATCTGCAAGATCGCTCAAAGAAATCATGGCAGAACGACGAACACCACCAACGATTACAGCATTTGCAATGGCACAGCAAATGTCATGGCATTCAAGTGCAGTAAGTCTGCGCCCCTGAGCATTATAAAAAACCTTGACAAGGAACTTGAATAAATTGTCAAGAGGTGCTGGGCCACTAGCACGACCACCAAATGTCTTAAGTCTTGCACCAGCAGGACGAATTTTACTAAGATCCCATTTGACGTGTCTACCAGCATACAAATGATTCATCAAAAATTTAACAGAGTTACCCCAACCTTCTTTGGAGTCTTCAACAACATAAACTATGTTAAATTCTTTTTCAATTTTATTTGCAACCGTTGGAAGTTTATCTGTGTACTGACGCTCGACAGAATAACCAACGCCAGTGCCGTTCATCAAAATAACAAACAACTCGGCAAACGATTCAAGAGAATCAATTGGTAAATATGAGCAGTTATACAAACAAGTATTGTCGTGGTCCAATGCCGGTCCAGCGGTCATTAGACTACGCATAGATGGAAGAACTTCAAGATTTAAAATTGCTTCTTTTACATCAGGGCGTTCTGCGAGTTGAGGAACTTTGTTTGTAAAGTAATTCCACCAACGCTCAACACATTCCTCCCAGCTTTCTCTACGATTGTAGTCTGGAAGCCAGCGGGAGTAGCGAGAGATAAAAATAAACGATTGAAACGGGGATAAAATTTCTGCCATATTTGAGACTCCTAGTTGGTGTCTTTATTTAGTTGTTAAAGTATGCCACGAAACTGGGAAAAGTGGAGCAATTATTTTATCAATTGCTTTTGCATATTGCTGAATTTCCCATTGTGCGTGACTGTCGATTCTCAGCTTATAAACACGGGCAAATGCATAGAGAGAACCAGTCCACACAAATTCCGTATAAGTTCCTTGTGGCAAAATTGAACGTGCTTGCTCAGGAGCAACACCATCTGCCAACAAACGATTATAAAGATCCAAACATTCTTTAGCAACGCCATCATATTCTTGGCGCATCTTAATACAGAGATCTAGATCTTCAATTGGTCCACTACTTCCTTGTTTTGCACCGTCTGTTGGTGCAGAGCGCCACATTGGAACATAAATTTCTGGATCAAAAGTCACATAACGGCGGCTGACCTCATTCATGGTCAAACCAATTTGGTGTTTACCTAGCTGTGCACGAACAAAGATCGGGCACTTAATTCGCAAACTGATTTGAGGGTGGCAAAACGGAGTGAAGTGATTGTGTTTTGCCAAATATGAAATAAGTTTGCTGTCTCTATCAGGTAGCTTTCCATCTTCTGTTACTTTACTTTCTTTATTAAAAGAAACTCTAGCAGCGTTGACCACGCTGAGATCAGAACCCATGTATTCAATAAGTTGTACGTGACCATAATCTAAAACTGAAACCTTAGTCTGCTCCGCGCTTATCACTGTTTGTGTCATCTAAATCATCCTCATCATTATCTACAAGTTCAACTTTTACACCAGGGATTTGAGTAAAATCTGCTGCATACTCTCTTGCCCTAGACCAAAGACCGGGATCCATTTCTTTAATGTATTCACCAAAACGGTGTACAAAAGTAAGATATGCTTCACTGGCTTTTAAAATATCTTCTTCAGACATATCATCATTATCATCCATTTTAAACCTTCTTCCAGTAAGTGTACTTCATCTTTGCTTTTAGTCCAGAATAAACATTATTGATTATAAGTTTGATTGTGGTTGGCTCTCCATACGCAAGAACCATATCATTGATGTCTTTCTTATTTATCTCTTCGGGCCAGATGACCACATTTCTTCCAGACTCAATATATTTACCGATTAGAGAAACTATTTCTTCATTGCGGGGTTCATTATCAAAAATAAAAACTACTTTTGACTTTGCAATTTTTGCAGGCAATTCTTCTAGCCAACCAGCACCCTGCATAGCCACTGCATTTGGGATAAACATTGAATCGATTGGGCCTTCTGTAACATATACAGTATCATTTGGATTTACTTTTTCCAATCCGTACCAGAGTCTTTCTTGCCCTTCTTTTTTGAGAGTAATGTAGCGAATTTTTTCATTTTTTTGTTTACTTTTTCTATAGACTTCTTTTTCTTCGAATATTCGTCCCTGCACCCCAATAAGTAAGCCCATCTCGTCGTAGAACGGTATGACGAGTCTGGCTTCCTTAGATCCAGTTTTGCCAAAAGATTGCATGACTCTACTAAAATCACTGCAGTAATAAAAATTACGATATTTTTCTTTCGGTATTTGTCTAGATTTAACATATGTTACAGCCTTGTGATTTTCATTGAGAATGTCCAACCTTGTTCCGAGTTCAGTAAATATTGGTTTTTTAACAACAGGTTCTGGTTTGTATATTGGTTCTGGATTTTTTTCTTTGAAGACTTCAAACGCATACTCTTTGCATAGAGATGGGCTGATACTTTCAAGTACAGAATATAAATTACAAGAAAAACCACAATTGTGACATTTATAGACATAATTTCCTTTGTGCTCAAAAAAGTAGCCCCTTGTCTTGGCCTTATTCTTTTTTGAGTCGCCACACTTAAAACATCTGCATGTGGCTAGTGAATCTTTTTTCCATTTAAACTTTTGTAAAGAACCCGAAACAAGATTCACATACTTCTTATCAATGTATAGCATTATTTAGCGCCTTCAAAGGTCCAATTTACGATCTTGTTCTTCTTCTTGCCAAACTGTGGATCAAATGCTTTACCATCAGAACCGGAACCAAATCCTTCTTCATCTGTATTGTTGGCGTTGATCAAATTATTGTTGCTGTTATCTACATCATAAAATTTCATTTTAGATTTATTAACGCCAATTAAAAACTTTCTATTCTTAGTTGTGTCGTTGCCACGATTCTTTAGTTGCTTGACCATCAACTGACCAGTCTGCGCCAATTCTTCATTTTCAATGAGAGCGAAGAAAAAATCAGCAGTTTGTGGAAGGCCAAAGCTTTCTGATGTGTCGGTCATTTCCATATCACTGCTCTTGGCACCTTCACGATTTACCTGTGTGGCAGTCCAGAGAGGAATGTTAAACTGTTTTGCTAAACCGCGCAATTCTTCAGCAATACCTTTAACGTAAGTATAGCTATTCATTCCATTGCCAAGTTTAAATCTGGCACAGGAACAAATATTAAGGTAATCTACAAAAATTACATCTGGAATAAACTTCTTTTTAATTTTGAGTTCTTCCATTAGATTACGAAAGTGAGTTACATTGGCCGCAGCAGTTGGGTACTCTTTAATAATAAGTTTGCCCTTACAAGTTCGCTTTAGGCTTTCAACCTTACCTTCATACTGAACCTGTGGCATACTTTCAAGTACGTGCATATCTGTATCAAGAAGGTTTGCATCAATTCTTTTGGCAATCTCCTCTTCGGCCATTTCAAGAGTAATATAAAGAACATTCAAATTTTGTGAGAGGCATGCTGCAGCATGATGACAAAGAAATGCACTCTTACCTACACCTGACGCAGCCATAACGACATTGAGAGTCTTTTTCCGAGTACCACCTCGGGTAATTACATTAAACATTTCCAAGTCAAAAGGAACTTTCTCCTCTACTCGGTGATAATACTCATACCTGTCGTCAACATCTTCAAGAAAATCGTGGCCAACCCTAGTATCAAAAGAAACGGATAGTGCTTTTGACATAATCTCGGGAATGGCATTCTGTGTTTTTTCTTTATCTTTTCCTTCAATGATACCAATAGATTCCATGATACCATTGTAGATTGCCTTTTCCTTGCAAAACTTTTCAGTGTTTTCTACAAGCCAAATTGTATCGGACTTTTCACCCTCTTTATACATTTCCTCACTAATAGAAACACAACGCTTAAATTCAACCTCACCAAGACTTTTATCATTTTCTAGAGTGATAAGAACAGCATCTTTGGTAGGAAGATTGTTATACTTAAGTATAAATTTACTAACTATACCAAAGATAGAACGTTCACATTTGTCGTGAAAATACTCTTCCTGAAGGAATGGTACGACTTTTCTTGCGTACTCTTCATTGAGTACCAAGTTCTTAAGGATTACTGTTTCCATGTATTGATTATACTTCTATTAAGAGGATTGTCCACTATTAATCTTGGTGAACATCATCTTCAAGATCTACTGGTTGTTGATCTGCTACAACATTTTTTTCAACAATATCTACAAAAATTTCACCAATAGTTTGAGTAAACTCTTTATTTTGTTGATCAAACCCATCTGGGGATTTTATAACATCAACATCCATATTCACATTCAACTCGCCATTTTCAGTTTCATTTAATGATATTTTTCCATACTTGTAAATTATACCTTGAAATTCTCCTTCAAGAATTTCTATTGGACAGGTATCTTTGCTGTCGTATAATTCTTCTTTAAATTTATATTCAGGAAGCTTGGCCATACTTAAAATCCTTTTGCACTTCTGCATCTAGTTTATTTAAGATCTCCAAAGTAAAATACTTTTCTGGTTCATCGTCAATATTTTTTTCAAATACTTTTGACCCATCAGGAAGTTCAATGCGAGTAGAAACTTTCTTAAAAATGTTATACTTGATTGCAAGATCAGTTAGTCCATAATAACGACTAAGACCTGAAGTATAATTTAAGCGAGTTTCAACTTGCATGTTTTCTTTAACAAATCTATTTTTATAATTTGTGCACTTAATAAAGTTACCTACTACACCTTCATCAGTCTTGTCCTTGCTCTTTGAAAGAGTAAGAATATTACTAGCGGCATACTTGAGACCAATACCGCCACCCAGTTCTTTGGTTGGAACATAAGCCCCAATAACTTGATATGTGTGATTAGTAAGAAGCATTGGAATCTTTGCCTTACCAAGTTTAAGCGTAAGCACACGGAATGTTGCTTTTGTCTGTTGGGCTTTGGTCATATCGCGAACATTTTTGCCCTCAGCAGAATCATTCATTTCCTTTTCAGTAGATAACATTCCGAGTGAATCAAGAATCATAAACACTGGTTTGCGATCATCCTCTGGTTGTTCAAGAATATCATTCACAATTTTAAGTGCTTGTGTCTTGAACTCTTCGATTGTAGCAACAGGAATAACCGCTACGCGCTCAGGATCAACGCCTCTTGCAGTAAACATGTCTGAAGTGACGGCTTGCTCGGTATCAAAATAAATCACAACTCCGTCTTTATGATCCTTTAGGAACTGGCCTGCGATGCCAATGGCATAGAAGGTTTTTCCTGTTGCTGGATCTCCTGCTAAGCAAGAGATCTTATTGTTTGGTAGCCCCCCAAATAGAGAACCAGAAAGAAGTGCATTAAGTGCATAAGAACCGGTATCAATAAAACCGGTTACATCTGCGCCCTCAAGTCCTTCTGATACGATTGCTGCGTCTGGGTTATTTACTTTGCTTATTAAATTTTTTAGATACTTTGACATAATTATTCTTTGAACCACTTTGGATCTACAAGTGCAGCCAAAAGCACAAGTCCAGTTAGTACTGGTTCACCAATATTTAAGGTAATTCCAGCAACAAGACCCATAAAAATTGCCTGCAATCTTTCCATCCAATCTTGGAGTAAAAAATTACGCTTCACGGTAGCATAAAAATAAGCAATAAGTTTACGCACTTCCTTAATCATTATTGTGCCTTTCTAGTATGCAGTATAACAGCTGCGTAGTCTTTGTCAACTACATTTTCATCAATTTCAATTTTTTCAATTATAGGGTTACTTTTAACATCAAGAAGTCTATCACCAACGATATAACATGGACCACCTTCAAAGTCAAATAAGCCGTCCCCATGACGAGTATACAAAGTCCTGCCTTCGATTTTGTAACGTCCATTTTTAAGAGATGTGATAATTCTTTCATCACCATATCTAGATTTAATCCTCTTTACCATTTCTTAATATTCTCCTTTACACAAAAAATTCTTCAAGTGTAATTTTTTCTGTTATTGACCAACCAATTGCTGTTAAAATATTTTCCAAAGGCTCACCAAATGTTTTATCAAATTGTTTTTTGGTATCAACATACTTTTCTAGTTGAAACTCTTTTGGTGGCTTGCCAACAAAGCCCATAACAGCATCACGATTTGCTTTACCATATGGGTTTGGAATATTAACAAATACAAACTTGATTTTATCATTTTCCTTGATTGCTGGAACATCTTTTGTGAGATTTAGTTTTTTAACATAAGCGTTATGCAATAACGCTGCTTTCGTTGCAATCGGGGTTCCAAGTTTGTAAATATTACTAAGATCTGCGTATTTGTTAATACCCTTAACACCCCGAGGAGATGCGACATCCTCAATAGGCAATTTCATAAATTCATCATAAAATTCATCCACATACTTTCGCAGCTCCTCGGGAGTTTTCGTAAGGATAATCTTAATACAATCTTTTAGTTTGTTACGCACTACAAGTGGGGTGCTGCTTCTAGCAGTTTCAAGACCCATAATTTTAAGTTTTGGTTCAGAAAATCTTACTCCTTCAAGATCTTGAACAAGAAGTGCATATCGTTTTTTGGCAATAAACATTCCAGCAGATGCAATTGCTTCACGCTTGAATATAATTTTATTTTCAGCACAACCGAGAGAATGAGATAAAATTTTCATCTCTTTTGTTAGCTCTGGCTGAATCTTTTGTTCACAGATTTGATTGATAAATTCTGTTACGTTTGGTATTTTAGTTTTCTCGGAAATTTTTTGTACTATAGCATCAAGATTTAAGTATACAGAATCTGTGTCAACTGCAAGAACATAATCTTTTTTATCTTTAGTGAGGCTTTGAATATAATCATTCATTGCCATTTCTGCTTTGCGGATAATAACCTGACCAGTTACCGTAACTGCCGTAGCGAGTTCAGGAGATGAATACACAAAAGCGGGATTGCCAAGACAACCATAAAGGCTGTTTGCAAGAATCTTCTTAACAGATTGGCGAATCTTGAGGGCGGCAATTCTGGGTAGAAGATCTTTGTTTTTGGTTTGTTCGTATTCTTTTTCAAGTTCAATCATCCTTGATTTTGCTTCTTTTCGTTGATTAAATGTACGCTCTATTAGTATCGGAATAAAGCCTTGAACATCTTTAGTAAAAGTAGACCCATTGCACGCAAGGCAAGAGTTTATGCTTTCGGCTTCTTCCAATAGATCTGGAATATTTTTTTTATCGCTGCCCAAAAAATAATCTGCATTCATAGAAGAATTAGCTTTAGTGCATGTTTCTGGAGATATATTCCACTGCATAATAATAGATGGATATAGACTGGTGGCATCAAAGCTTACAACATTTTTGTACAATCCGGGCGTAACATCTTTGACATATGCCCCAACAAATTGTTCATCTTTTGCATAACTACGCTTTAGTGGGGGAATAATATCTTTTTGCATCAAATAATCACAGCAAATGGTTTCCCAAATACGAGTGGCAAAAAATACTGTATCAAAAGTTATTTTTGCTTCATATGCAATAGAGACTGCCAAATCTATAAGCTTTAATTTATCGTCAAGTCGTTCAACCAAGATAGCATCTTGGACGTTATATTCCGCAAATTTTTGAAAGTTTTGGCGATAAAACTCCCGAAGTGAACCGTATTCGCTATAATCCAATTTTTGAGCATCCAGTTCCACCTTTGCTATGTTTTGCAAGGCATAACTTTCCTGACTCGTACCAGAGAACTTCTTGTATAGATCCATGTAATCCAGGATTGTGTATCCAGGAAGTTCATAGAGTTTATACATCTTACCGCCTATATCAGTTTGACGAACCTTCATCAAACCAAACGGCAACCAACTCTGGATTTCCTTCTCCTCAAAATAAAGTAATGCCCTACCAATTATGTAGGGAATATCGAACAGCTTGATATTCCATCCAGTAAGGACATCAACATCTTCCTTTGCTAGTATTTCAAAAGTTTTTTTAAGAAGTTCTTTCTCATTACTAACCATATAAACTTTGCAATCTGGCAATGTGATTGGAGTAAAACTAATCACATGAGTAACGCCTGATATGCGTATACTCATAAGATTTACTTTTTCATTTGGGTTATCCAAATCTGGGAATCCACCCTCAGATTCACACTCAAGATCTAGATAGGCTATTTTGATTTTGGAAAGATCGTAAACCATCTCACCCTGATAAGTCTCCATGATATACTGAGTGACAAAATCAGTGTTTCCATAAATCGGGCAATCATCGAGTTCTCTATATTGATCAAGAAATTCTCTGCAATCATACAAGGTATCAAAGATCATTCGTTTTACTTTGACCTGCTTAATGGTACGATACTTGCTCTCCTTTTCAGAACGAATAAAAAGAGATGGCTTAAATGCAACCGATTCGCTGAATCGTTCTCCATTGCGATAGCCACGAACAAGAACCTTGTTCCCTTTAAGTGCACATGCAGTATAAAATTTCATTTAGTGTTTTTTGATTCCTTGTCTTTAAGAAGACCAGCAAGTATAACACTATAGTTAACAATGTCAACAATAGCGTCATAGACGCTCTCATTAGATAAAGAAAGTTTACCTTGATTGAGATAGGTAGAAATTCTGGACATCTTATCTGTCATACGAATAAGAACTCCCAGTTCTGCGGTAGCAAAACCCAAATATTCTGCCCTACGAAAATTCATAAAAGGATCAGAACCAGAAGCATAGTCATTGTTCTTCTTTTTCATCAATTCTAGGGCTTCTTTGGAGATTGATTCATGTAGTTTAAATAAGTCTTCTCTTGTAGTCATAGGTTCATAATATACCCCATATTGGGGGGTGCGTCAAATATAAATATTAAGACAGTCAGGAGTTTTGGTAGATGTCTTTAGCTTTAATTAATCCTTATCAATCCATTGAAATTATTTCTTTAGCAGTTGCAGGAATTCTTGGTATTGGATGGGGGGTTGTAAAATTTTTGCAGTCTCGTCCAAAATCTGATAATTTTATGGCAATTCATACAGAAATTCATGAATTACTTACTGAACTTCGTGTTCATAGTAAAGCCATGCGCGTCTCTGTTCTCCAATTTCACAATGGGGAATATTTTATGGATGGAATTTCAATGCGTAAGTTTTCAATTACACATGAATCTTCGCACAAAGGATACATTTCCCAATCCTTAAAATTTAAAAATGTTTTATGCTCATTGTTTATTCCATTACTTAATAAAGTATTAGAAAACAAATCTACAATTCACCATGTAGAAGCTATGGCAGAATCATATGCAAAACACTTTTTTGAAGATGAAAACATTGCTTATTATAGCTGCCTACCACTAAAAAATAAAAATGTAAATATTGGATTTATTCTTCTTCAATGGCACTTTGATTTTCCTCCAAATATGGAAAACCAGCAATCAATATCTGAGTATACAGATACTATAAGAGATTCAGTAGAAATTCAACTTTCTTATCAAAGGAATTAAAATTATGACTCCAGAACTCATATCACTAATAGGCGGCGGAGTGGTTGGGTTTTTATTCAAATATTGGGCACAGCGGGCACAAGATCAAAAAGAAATATTTGAAAGACTAATTAAAGCAAATGCTCAAACTACAGAAAATCAAGACAGGGCTGTTAAACGCGTTCCTATTGACGTTGGTAAAAATGTACGACGACTTATTGTGCTATCTTGCTTGTTTGCTGTGGTTGCTGCTCCTTTTGTTCTCCCATTCTTTGGAATCCCCACATTCGTAGAACTAAAACAG